TTTCGTTTCCTAATTAAGCCGCCGACGAATCGCGCACTTTGGGACGAGTACATTCAGCTTCGCCAGCAGGATTGGCGCAACGAGCGAAACGGAACGCCTACGACCGCTGCACTGGACTTTTACAAGGCCAATCGAGAGGCGATGGATGAGGGGGCGGAGGTCGCTAACCCCCATCGCCACACGCCCGAGCAACTCAGCGCGCTGCAATTCTATTTCGACACGATTGCCCGCACGAGCGAAGCAGCCGTTGAGGCGGAGTACAACAACAACCCGCAGCCCACGGCGACGGGCATCGTCGAGTCTGCAATCAGTGTGCTCCGCGTGCAGCGCCAAGTCAGCGGATTGGAACGCTACGCCGTGCCGCCCGGTTGCGAGTTTCTTACCGCGGGCATCGACGTTGGAAAGTGGCGGCTGCACTACGTGGTTCGAGCTTGGCGGCGCGACGCCGAAGCAATCTCGGGCTGGACCATCGATTATGGGACGCACACCGTTTACGACGTTGAGCGGGGGAGTGACGTTGGATTGGACCGGGCTTTGGTTCGAGCGGTGCGCGAATTGTGGAGCAACCTGAAGGCGCAGCAGTATGCCGACGATCAAGGGCTGACCCGCCTTATTGACCTTGGCTTGTGCGATTGCTCCTATCGCACAGATGCGATTTACGCTGCCTGTGATGCCATCGGCCCCGGCTTGCTGCCGATCAAAGGCAGTGCCCGCGACGGAAAGGGCGCGACGCAGGCGGACTTCTCAGAAGTGTTCCGCCGCACCAACGACAAGATCCCGGGCGACGGGTGGTTCAAGTCGCGCCGCACGGGAAGCAAGTGGCGCGTCATTGCCGACACCTTCCGCTGGAAAGTGTTCGAGCATGACCGTTGGCTGTCGCCGCCCGGACAGCCAGGTTGCCTTTACACGTGGGGAGTCGCCGGCCCCGACGAGCTGACCCTCAGCGCCGATCAAAAGGACCACTATGAGTATGCCCGACAGGTCTGCGGTGAAATCGAGACGGAAGAAAACGGGAAACGCTACTTCGCCGTAAAGGGCGACAACAATTTTCTGGACGCCGGTTATTACAGCGACGTTGCCGCCAACATGCTGGGCTTGAAGATCAAGCCAGTTGCCGCCGAGCCGACCCACGGCCGGAAGCGAATGTCACTTAGGCAGTATGCCGAGAAAGCGCAGGGAAGATGAGCCGACGCATGAGCTTGCGAGAGTACGCCGCCGAAACCGCCGCTAAGGAGGCGGAGGAAAGCGGCGGCTGGACATGTCCGCACTGCGGATGCCAAGACCTGCGCGACGCCGGGGGGACGAGAGTGGAGAGCACCCGCGCCCCCAAGCGAGAGACGGTCCTGCGCCGCCGTCGAATCTGCCGCCACTGCAAACGGGGAACGCTGACGACAGCGGAGGTTGTCATTCCCCCAGGTCACAAAGCCATCGTAGTTCCGGAGGAGCCATGAAGGCGAACATTGACATCAGGCTGGAGGGCTATCATCCGCGCCGCCACGGTAGCGCCCAGCACCCGTGGCCGTTCGAGCAGTTGCCGCGCAAGGGCGAGCAGGTCTATGGCTTTGGCTTACAAGAGACGCTGATTGAAGGCGTCGAGGTCCGCAGCCTCAGTTGGATGATGGGCGATGACACGGTTCACATATTCGCGGAGATCATGCCAGGGACGCGCCTTGAAGGCGAAGCATACGATCAAGCGTGCGAAGCGCTGGAGATGTTCGGCTGGCGGGTACAGCCGCACGTGCCGATAATGGTGCGAGACCCGGTAACAGGCGAATGGGCAGAGAAAAAGCCGGAGGACGACGATGACGATGCTTGCCTGAGATAGCTTCCCCCTCCCGCCGCGCGGTACGATGGGCTGTCAGGGGTGTCAGGAAATCCCCGCTTGCGGGCAGTGCTAGACTGTACTTGCACCCTAGGGTGCCGCCCGATGCCGACCGACGGATCGGATCAAAAGTCAGGGACGCTCGGGCATTTTCTTTCCGCTCGACTAGGTAGGGAATCGCCCTACAGAAAACCGCTCAACCGGCACGGCGTTTGTTCTTTTTGCAGCCTCGCACTAAGGAGGCTCCCATGAAAAAGCGCATTCGGCAGGCAATCGAGCGTTGCGACGAAATTCTAGCCACTTCACAGGATTGCTCGGCAGAGATTGATCTGTTTTTGGGGGCACTTTCCCGACAGCCAGATTGGTCTGATGAAGATATAGTTAGCCTACAGAGGCATCTTGTGCTGCACCTTGCCGAGCAACTGTGTTCGCAGAACAAATGATCGAACGAATCAACCGCGCCGTGGCTGACTGTCTTATTCTCTGTGCCTACTCTCAGAAATCGCCACGCGATGCAGCACACGACTTCATCCTGCAGCTATACCGCGACCCACTTTGGGACAATGAAGACGTGGACCGAGTGCAACAACTGGTGTCTGGCTTACTGGACCGGTTGCACCGCGACGCACGCGACATCGAGGGCTGGCTCAAGTAGCCCATGCCCGCGAACCCGTTTGAGCCGCCGAAGGAAGTGGACTTAGCTATTAGCGGCTAAGTTCGTGAATTGCTGTTGCCGAATTCCAACAGGGACGTAAAACAAGAGTAGACAAATCAACGGGGGCCGCAGGAACTCGCGGCCCAGGCATCAGGCAGGGCTGGCCGGCCCTTCAAGAAGCCACAACTTCGAGCCCTTGTGGGGGCGCGTGAGTAATCGCGTGCCCCCGCTTTCTTTCTTGGCTCGATAGATGCCGGACATCGATACGTCAGCGATCAACTCTGCCATTCAGCAGATTGCGCAAGACGGCTTCGCCACGATCAACATCGGCGGCGAGAGCATCACCGTCAAATCGGTTGCCGAGCTAATCCAGGCCCGTGACGCGCTGGCCGCTTCCAATGCCGCCAGCAAGCCCCGCTTTGGGCTGCGCATCACCAAGCTCGTCCCTGGAGGTTGCGGGTGACCGAGCAAGCCCTCGCATTTGCGCCCACCAAGGGGATGCACCCGCTGACCGGCGAGCCGCGGAAGACGGACGCCCCGCGCAAGCAGCTCGTTGAGTGGCTCAGCGAAATGCAGAAGCGCCGGGCCATTCGCGCCACCTACGACGCCGCCCGTGACAGCGACGACTTCAAGAACTACTGGGCGAATGCCGACGCCTTCGATGCAGACAGCGCCAACAGCTTCGCCGTTCGCTCCAAGCTGGTGCAGCGCAGCCGGTATGAGATTGCGAACAACGGCTACAGCGATGGAATCGCTCAGACTTACGCCACCGACCTTGTCGGCATCGGTCCAGCACTGCGGATGCAAACAGCGTCCGAGGGCTTCAATCAGATGGTTGAGACCCAGTGGGGGCTATGGTGCAAGGCCATCCGCTTCCGCCGCAAGCTTTGGACCGCCGCGCACGCCAAGCATGGCGACGGCGAAGGCTTGGGGGTAATTCGCACCAATCGCAGGGTCAGGCACCCGATCCTATTGGACGTTGTGCTTTACGAGGCAGAGCAATGCCAAACGCCGCTGCTGCCGTTCGGCGAGCCAGGCTACATCGACGGCATAAAGTTCGACGAGTTCGGCAATCCGCTTTGGTACGACATCCTGCCGCAGCACCCCGGCGCTTCGGGACTCTTTCAGACCAACCGCTTGCAGCCGGAGCGCGTGCCCGCCGAATTCGTGTTGCACTGGTTTCGCATGCGCCGCCCCGGTCAGCACCGCGGCGTTCCCGAATGCGCATCGACACTGAACACCGGCGCGGCTGCAAGGCGATGGAGGGAGGCCACCCTTGCAGCGGCCGAGACTGCCGCGGACTTCACCTTGTTCCTCAAGACGATGTTCGCGCCGGACGAGATGGACGCCGTGGACCCGATGTCCACGATGGACATTCAAAAGCGAATGATGACGGCGCTGCCCAACAGCGTCGAGCCATTCCAGCTTGAGGCCAAACATCCCAACGCGAGCTACGAAAGCTTTCATAAGCAACTGATTAACGAGCAGGCCAGGGCGAAGAACATGCCCTACAACAAGGCCGCTTGTGACAGCAGCTCTTACAACTACGCATCAGGCAGACTGGACCACTCGACATGGTACGGCAA